CCGCGAATCTGTCGGTCGGCCTTGTGGATCTTGTCCCACTTAGCCAGGTCCACGTCGCCGTTCGTGATGCCAGGGACCTCGCCGACGAACGTCAGCGCCCGCTCGATGAGCTCCTGGCGCGACATCTCGAGCGAGAAGCACAGCGACGGCACCCCAGCCATCGCGGCGCGGATGGCTGTGACCCACGCCAGCGACGACTTCCCGCCGCCCGGGTTCGCCGCCACGACGATTTGCTGGCCAGGACGGAGGCCTCCGAGCATCCCATCGAGCGACATCAGGCCTGTCGGTACCGAGCCGGTGCGCGTGTTCTTGGCCCTGGCCTCGATGGCGTCCTTCGCCTCGTCGAGCGCGTCACCGACGCGAACCGGACCGTCGTCAGCCGGAACTTCGAGCGCGTCGATGCTCGCCCGCGTCTCTGCCAGTAGTTCCACGAGTTCTGCCGACCCAGCCGCCCGCATCGCCGTTTCGGTTGCAAGAGCGATCAGCCTCCGACGGACAGCCCGTTCGCGGACCAGTTCGGTATAGTGCCGCGCGCTCTCGGCCGTCGGGACAGCCCCTGACAGCTCGAGCATGTACCCATCGCCGCCTTCGAGCCGCTGGATCATCCCGCGCACACGGAGTTCGTCCATGACCGTCAGCACGTCGAGCGTTCCGCGCTGGTCGCACTCGCGCATCGCGTCCCAGATTTCGCGGTGAGCCGGGATGAAAAAGTCGTCGGTGGCCAGCATGCCGGCGAGCTCGGCGAAGACGGCCGGCTTGATCAGAACCGAGCCGAGGACGGCTTTCTCGGCGTCGATGCTGTGCGGTGGGTTGGGTGAGTTACTCATGGGTTAGGTCCAAGTTTTCGAGGCGTTAGGATCGGGTAATAGGGCTGTTGGACCTCGCGCGGCGGGCCGGTCGCGCCGTTCGCGATTCCGCCGATACGATCCTGGGCACGATTGCACCATCGAGTCAGAAAGGCCGGCATTCCCGACGAGGTCTTTCGCTTCGTGGGGTTCGCATTCACCCACGCGAGCGCTTTCTTTGCCTCTGCGAGAACATCGATCCCTGGCCAGGCGTCAGCCCATGCGTCGAGCATCGTGCGCGTGAGTCCGAATTCCTTTGGTCCCCGACCGACCGTTGGGAAAACCAGAATGGCCGGCTCGGACGCCGCCGGAGGCGGCTCGGAGCAACTCTCTTCCCGGTCGTCTTCCAGATCGAGGTCCAGATCCAGATCAGGCGCGTCCGGTTCGCGAGCTATTCGCGAATCATTCGCGGCTGTCGCGCGAGTGCCGATCGATATGACTGCTGATGGCGCATCTGGGCCTGGGCACATGGGTTTCCCTGGCTTGTCGACTTTCTGGTGCTTCGACCAGCCGGTGATGTGCCCATACGCCTGCCCGCCTACGGTGTAGAGCTTCAGCAGCCCTACCGTCGCCAGGCGTTCGAGCACAGGCCCGACGTCATCCTCGTGAGCCCAGAGCACGGCGCCCTGGATCCGTGCCTTCGCAGCTCGGAAGTTGCCGTAGTCGTCAGCAACCAGGAGGAGAGAGACGAATACCCTGAACTCAAGGTGAGACAGAGTTGCCGTCTTCTCGTCCTCGAGAAGTTCTGGCTTGATGGATCGGATCCTCGCCACCTAAGAGCCCTTCTTCCGGTCTCTACGGATCTTCGACGGATTGACGTCGCCACCTTGAATCAACGACGTGACCTCGTCACCAGAGAGACCTCCGATCGCGTCGCCGATGCCGCAGGCGTTCTCATACGAGAAGACTCCGACGTTCTCTCCGGATCGAATGGCACCAATCGCCTCGATGTACCCGAGGATCTGCATCTTCAGTTTGCGGTCTAATGCGAGGCAGTCTTTGATCCTGTTGTCGAGGACTGTCTCAAATCCGTGGCAATCCTCGCACAGTGTCGTAAGGCTACCGCCGTCGTATTCCCAAGGCTTCTTTCCGCGTTGGTACACCTTGTGGTGGACGTGCAGCGGCTTCTCGATCGCGCCGCATTCCTGGCACGTAAACCCGTCGCGCTGAAGAATCTCAAGGCGCTTTCGCTGCCACCTCGGGTCACGGAGCAGGTCGATATACGAAGCCACCTACGCGCCCTCCTTCCAACGCCATGGCTTTAATCCCGTGTCGAGCTCGCCATACACGGCAAGCATCAGGTCCTTTGGGAACGCCGTCCGGTGCCCCATGAACGTCACGCGCGGGTTCAGCCCGAGCACGAGCGCGCGGCCGTGCACGTAGTCGCAAGCCCAGTTGGCCGTCGTCAGAGGGACGAGCAGGAAGATGCGCCGGTCCTCGTTAAGCGGCGTCTCGGCGCACTTCTTAGCCCAAGGCGCGATGTTGCCGAACGGAGGGTTGAGCCACAGGTTTCCGGCGATGTCCCAGTCAGCCCAAGACGCCAGCGCGTCGACGGCAAACATCGAACCAGGCCCAAAGTGCGAATCTCCTGTTGGGTCGCCAACCACGTTGTTTTCCGCCGTCGCGGCCAGGTCGAAGTCCATCTTCCCGAAGCGGCGCTCGACCGCATCGAGCAAGTCGCGTGGCGTGCAGACGGTCTGTTCGGACCTGCCAGGCTTCTGGATCGGCATGAAGCTCATCGCTTCCCCGTGTGGCCAAATCCGCCCGCACCCCGCGCCGTCTCGCTAAGCTGCTCGACGCGGACCAGTTCGACGCGCTCGACCGGCGCGATGACGAGCTGGGCGATGCGTGTGCCGCGCATGAACGCGAGCGGTACCTGCAACACGTCCATCGCATCGCCGCTCGGCAGGTACGTGACGACGACGGAGATTTCCCCTCGATAGTCGCTGTCGATCGTCCCGAAGTGAACAAGGATTCCCTCGGCTGACAGCGACGACCGGGGCCTGATTTGTCCTTCGAAGCCCTGCGGTATCTCGACGCAGAGCCCGGTTGCGACCTTGACAGTTTGTCCGCAGCGAACCGAAAAAAGGTCCGCGCAGCACAGGTCGATTCCTGACGCGCCGGCCGTTTGGTACGCGGGTGGCGGCACGTCGGCGAGCAGCTTGTAGCGGAGGGTCGTCATCGGCGTGCCTTCGCCTTCGTAAGCGCGCCGCGGAGAGCGGACATGGATCGGCGCATGGTCTCCATCTCCTCGATTCGCTCGATTGCACGCCTCTCGGCGCAGTACGGGCACGTGTACGAGACTCCGTGCTCTGTCGCGCAGAACCTGCCGCACTCGTAACAGCGGCGCTCGTCCAGCTCGATGTTGCGCTGGATGATCATGGAAGTCCCTTGAAGACCAGCACGGCCATCATGCCGAGCATCACGGCCAGTAGATTCAGCCAGCGGACGGGCGGGAGTGGTTGGCGGTTCATGGGTTGCTCCTGAGCCAGCCGCGAAGGTCTTCCAGGTCGTGAAAGACCGGGATCAGGTGGTCCCTGGCGGTCTCGATTTCTGCAAGCGCTCCCTTCGAATCAGGCCACCCGGGTACCGTCATCAGCGCATCGCACCTGAGCAGCAACGCAGCGGTTGCCTCGTACCAAAACTCCGGCGTGCAGGTTCCGACGAAGAAGCGCGTATTTGCGTGCGGAATCAGCGGCGCCGCGCCAAGGTTCGCAACCTCGATACCGACGTCCTCGGCGCGCCTGACGTTCTTCTCGCATTCCCAAGCATTCGGCGCCGTGAACTTCCCGGCGATGTAGACAACCTTCACGCCGCCCTCGCCTTCCCCGCCGACAGCAGCTTCCCGACCCGCGCCGACAGCAGCTCGTCGGTCGCAAGCCGCCGCTCGAACGCCGCCGCCTGTACTGAGATGGTCGACCTGTCGCGCCGAAGCACCGCCGCGATGTCGCGCGTCCGATAGCCGCGCTGGATGAGCACGTACGCCACCAGGTCGCGCAGGCCGGTGTGGGCGCGGTGCCTGCTACGGCCGGTCGTCACCTCGCGCAGCACGGAGCGCCAGTCGCCTGCTACCTGGGACCGGACGATGGTCTCGACCATCAGCGGCAGCTCGACTGGGACGGCCACGACGGGGCGCGCCTTGGAGTCGCGGCCGATGCTGGACATGGCTAGGCGGAAGGCGGTGTGACGGGGCTCGCCGGATGCGACTAAGCGCTCGTAGAACTCAGCAGCGGCCGACAGCGATGCCTGGCGGCGGGTGGCGGATGTCATGGCGTGGACGCCTTCATCTCGGTCAGGATGCGCGTCGCGATCTTGGCCGACAGGATCAGCGTCTCGTCGCCGTACTTCTTCCGGTAGGCGGCGTAGGCGTAGGCGGTGTAGGCGTAGGCGGCGTAGGCGGCGTCGGCGGCGGCGGCGTCGGCGGCGGCGGCGGCGGCGGCGGCGGCGGCGGCGTCGGCGTAGGCGGCGTAGGCGGCGTAGGCGGCGTCACGCGCCCATCTGGCTGCTTCTACCGTCCCCTCGGTCTCGCACTTCTTCGCGGGCTCTTCCAGGCCCGCGCGCCGCAGGAACACCGGGACAACCTCGCGAATGGTCGCCTGAGTGAGTCTCAACAGGAACACCTTGCGGTCCAGGTGCGCCGTCCCGAGCAGCGCCAGTCCAAGGTCGCGCAGGCCGTCCGCCCTGGCCATCTCGCTCGACCAAGCGGCGTCATTCAGGCGGATCGCGAATCGCGCAGCAGCAGGTAGCACGCACGGCGACTCAGCTGCGTCGGTTAGAGTCCCGCCGCATGCCAGATTCAGGCACGCCATGATGCACGCGTGTTCCGTGTCGCCGAGACCAGACGGGAGGCCGCGGGCAAGGAGCCTGTCGTAAACGGCCCGGTCGAAAGTAGGCGCGCTCACGGCGCCCTCCTAGAAACAACCTCACGCGCGCTATTCCTGGTGGAAGTATTCATCCCAGCCTCCTGTAAAAAGAGTCAGCCGCTTCGCGACCCGTAATGCCCCCGCTTCGACGCCAACGGAACGGTGTCAAGGCGGCCCATGGACGGGCGGAGCGGGGGCAATACCGAACGCGAAACGACGTTGTTCATGAGCGCCTTGACACTCGATTAGTCTCACGACCGCGTAACATACGCAAGAAGTTTCGTAGCGAAATCGAAGCACACGATCCCACACGGTTACCTACACGACAAGAAAGTCGCGAAAATCCGCCGTCTGACGCGTCACCCCGGAAACGCACGGCGCTTCGCTGCCAGGTCCGCAGATGGTAACCCAAGGCGACGGGCCTCGGCGTCGAGCTCGGCCCGCTGCTCTGCTGTCACGCGGTACACGATCGGTTTGGTTGCGCTGCTGCCCGTGCTCACCGGGCGCCCGCGTGGCAGCTCGCCAGTGGCCAGCGCGAGCGCCCGCCGCTGACGTAGCACCAAGCGCCGGAACGCCGCCTCAGTGGTCCACGATGGCGTCTGGCCGGTCCCTCGGTCCTGGACCCAGGATCCGTCCCGCCCGCGATGGAATAGGCCCCATCCAGCCCCCTTCGAGTCCTTCTCTGCGCCGTACTCGATGCCCTCTATGGTCGTCGTCAGGTAGGCCATGGTCAGGCCTCCGCCGCGCAGGACAGCGTCTCGACGACCGTCTCGCGTCCTCGGCCGCCGGTGACGATTTCGATGGATGCGCGCTCCGGGTGCTCCATGTCGTCCAGGACGATCTTGGCCTGGGCGGCGGCGAGTCGGCGCGCATCCTCGAGCGAGAATGCCGTCTCGACGCAGTTTCGCATCACGTCACCCTCCGGCATACGGATGGCGAGGACAATTCGATGAAGGGTCTTTGTCGTGTTCGTCATGAATACTGTTGTACAGGAACTGTATTACCTGTGCAACAGTATATCGACAAGCAACCGACGATTAAGACGCGCCGCGGCTGTCGCCAGCCGCCCCCGCCACGATCTGATTCGTCAGGGTCGCGGGCGAGCGGTGCGGGCCCTTGCGCGTCGCCTGCTCGAGCAGTTCGTGGGCGGCCTCGATGTCCTTCGAGTTGACGCGGATGTACCCGGCGGTCGTCGTGAGCGACGCATGGCCGGCGATCTTCTGGATGGCGCCAATTGGAGCCCCGAGCCGGTGCAGGCGGCTGATGGCCGTCCCGCGCAAATCATGCAGGCGGACCGACTTGTCCCCGGCCGCTGGCTGAAGCTTCGCCTCGTCGGCCGCCCGCCGCCAGCGTGACGTGATCGTCGCCTGGTGCCACGGGCGCTTCGTCTCCGGGTTGCAGAAGACCCACGGCGAGCCGGGCACCCTCGGCACGGCCTGGAGCGCCTCAATGGCCCTGGACGTGAGCCGGCCGGCGCGAGCTCGCTTAGTCTTCGTGCGCGCCGCTGGGATGGTCACGGTCCCTGACGCCATGTCGAGGTCGGTCCATTCGAGCAACCGGATTTCGTCCCGCCGCATGGCCGTGTCGACCGCCACGATGATGAACGCCTGCATAGTCGGGTCGAACCGCTCTAGCACGGCCGCCTCACCGTCGGCGCTCACCTCCGTTTCGCGCTTCGGCGCGCCGCGCTCGCGCTTGACGTCCTTCCAGGGGTTCGACGCCATCCGGCCCGTGCGCACCGCCCAGCCAAAGAACGTCGACATGCGCTTCAGGTGCAGGTTCCGGCTCGTCGAGCAGAACCGCGCGCGAATGGCCGGATCATCCCGGTAGTCCTCCCAGTGCTGGACTGTGATGGACGACGCTGCGAGCTCTCCGATGCGCGCCAGAATCGGCTTCGTCATCGAAATCATCGACCGCACCCAGTGCTCAGCTTCCTTCGCGGGCAGCGTCGCCAGGTACCTCGTCCAGAGCTCGCCGACGGTCACGCGCTCGAGCGCCGCGCCCTCTTCGTCCGTGTCCAGCAGGGCACGTAGGGTCGCGATCGTCTGCACGATCTGGCGGCGGGCGTCTGGCGTCACGATCTCGTGTCAGTGCACGTGGTGCATTGTGGTACCAAGTGTTTGGAAAACCGCGTTATCATTCAGACAAGCGGAATCGCCCCGCGTCAGCACAGAGCGTGCCTACGGGTTTCCTTGATTTCGCGGCGCAGCCGGCCGATTTCCGGCACGCCCCGGTTTCAAAATCCGAAACACCGACTATCGCGTCCGGCCCGCGGCCGGCCTGGACGATGGCGTCCGGCTGCCGGTCAGCGGCGACGTGAGCGAGGCGGCGCCCATCGGCGGGCGCGCTCGAGGCAGCGGATCACCATGTTGCCGAGGAGCGCTTGGTCGCGGCTGATGTCATGGAGCTCGCGTTCGACGTCCGAAAATCGCCGGTCATGGTCGTCGACTCGGCCCTCAAGGCGTTTGATTCGGCCGAGGATTGGGTTCCCCGATGGCGACACGGATGGCAACTTGGATCGCCTTGGCATCGAGTCAGCCGGTGGAATGGCGCCCGGGCGGGCGTGTCAGTACGCCGCCCGGGCGCGTCGGTCAGAACCTCAGATCGTCCTCACTTGGAGGCGGGACATCGTCGGGAGGAGGCAGTGTGTCGTTACCGCTCCATTCGTCGCTTGGCGGCGGAGCGCTCGGAGCCTGTCGCTCGGCCTTCTTGCCGGCCACCGCAGGGATCCCCTTCAGCGTCGACTTGAGTTGGGCCGAGTATTTCCGCAGGGACGTGGAATCAAGCGGCTTCTCGAAGGTGAAACCTCGAGTCGCGGGATTGATCCACTTTACCTTCGCCCGCGTCTTGTTCTCGTACGTCTCGTGCTCGACCACGATCTGGCACTCGATGTCCGGGTGCTGGTCGGCGAACTTGTCGATGTCGTCACCGGTGAAGCCGCACGCGCGCAGGGACTCCAGCGACCGCTCGGCCACGGTCTTACCGGATTTGCCGGCGGTGTCGGCAAAGTACAGAAAGGCCATGATCTTCTGTCCTGCGCATGGCCCGTTCAGAATTTCGAAGGAGACGGCGGCGACGAAGGGGCTGTTTTTCGTGCCGGGGCCCCACTGGATATGGACCGGTCCTTTCTCGGTCTCGACGGGGGAAACGACTGCTGCGTAAGTACCTTCTGGTAGCATGATGATCCTCTCTTTCGATCGTGGTTGGTCTACTGCTGTGACTCGTTGGCCACCGTCGGCCGGTCCTTTAGCTTGGCGAGGATGCGCGAGAGCGCGGCCGGGTCGTCCTTGGCGCCGGCAACCGCTGAGGCGACCTTTGCCGGCAGGGCTTGGTCACCAATGCGCTTGACCTCATCTTCGATCGCAGCCTTCAGTGCCGGGACCTCGTTTTCGTAGCCAGCTTCGACGGCGGCAGCGAGGGGGGCCCACGGGTTCTCGATGTCGATCTCGACCTCCTCCGGGAGCGCCAGCCGCGACTTCGCGTCGAATGCCGCCGAGTGCGAGAGCATGAGCAGGCGACGTCCTGTGCTGAATCCCTTCGGGCGCCCGTTCTTATTGCCGAGCTCCTTTGCCGCGTCGTCCTCGTGGCGAACGAACCCGGTCAAGTCGCACCAGCCCTTCAGGAAGCCGGCGGCCTTGTCGTGTAGTGCAGGTTGATAGCGGTCGTAGTCCGGACCGGTCGGGTTCTTGTACGCCTTCACAATCGAGTGCGCGATGAGGACGACGGACATTCCGCGGTTCGCTCGGAGGCGATCCAGCCGCGCGCACAGCGCCCGCCATTCGTCGACGGCCATCACGTACCCCTTGCCGTACCCGAACGACTCGATCGACGTGAGCGATCCGTCCTTGCCGCGCGCCGATGGCTCGGACTCGCGCTCGATGATGTGCTGCCACAGCATGGCCTCGATGCGGTCGACGGTGTCCAGCACCAGCGTTTTGAACGGGTGCGGATTGACAGTCAGATCCTGGATGGCAAAAAGAATCTCGCTGTACCGCTGCGGCACATGCCCGCCTGGTTCGTCACGGAACTGGTAACGGGCAACATTCAAGCGACCTGACCCGTCGTCAGCGTCGAGCCAGATGGGCTCCGGGGCCGCCGAGGCAAGGGTGCTCTTTCCGGTCCCCTCGGCTCCATAGAACATGTAGCGCAAGGGCGCGCGAAGGCGCTCTCGCTTCACGGCGCCGAGGCGGCTCAGTGGCGCCTGTGGCTTGGGCGGTGCTGTGGTTGCGGCTGTAGCTGCTGCGGGCATGGTTCCACTCCTCTTTCGTGGTTTCTGGTCGGTCACGCTGACTTCAGCGTGAGCTCTTTGTAAATTCGATTGGTCTTGATGCTGTGAATCGTTTCCTTCCTGACTCCGAACTCACGTGCGAGATCGCATTGCCTGTGACCATCGCCAAGCCGCCGTCTGATTTCAGCGACCTTCTCGTCAGAAAGCTTGCACGGCACCGCGCGATTCAAGACTTGTTGCCGACGGCTCGCCCAGCGGCAATTCTCGGGCTCGTAGTTACGACTGTTGTCAATTCTGTCGATGGTCATTCCGACTGGCCGAGGGCCCATGTCGGCCAGGAATGCCTGGAATTTCTCCCATCTCTCGCAAACGGTAATTCCGCGAGCACCGTACGACTTCCAGTCTGAGCCTTGGCGAGCGCGGACCCTCTGCCACATAGCTCGCCACGATTGGTACTCTGGTGACGTTGCGCCTGTTCCTCTGTGCCCGTGTCTGTCAGCCACCGTTAACTCCCGCCTGGATGCTCAATTCCTCGTGGACGTTCTCCGTCCGCCGAAATTTGGTCTCGTCGTCGAGAGATGCGACACCACTGCACGCGTCGAAGAACGCGCAGGTTCGCCCGTACATGTGGCAGGCGCCCGGATTCCTCGGCGCATGGTCGATGCTTGCCAGTTCCCGGATTTGGAGCGCGGTCGCCTCAACGTCCCTGGCAGACTCTTCGAGTTCGCTCTCGAGGCGGACCACCTCACCGCGGGCGAAGTAACCGTCTGGCGCTTTCGAGATCAGCCCGGCCAGCCGATCGCGGAATTCCTCGACGGTTTCGTCCGACTCGCGCTGCTTGGCATAGAGGCGCCCGTCCTTGGTGTATTTGCGCTGGTCCTCGGGCGTTGCCTTCAGTGGCCTTTGACTCGGCCGCACGATCACGTCGTAGAAACAACCTTCGGGCTCGTACCCGAGCGCGCGGCACCCGCCGAAGTAGATCGACACCTGCGGGTCCATCCGAAGCCGGTTCCAGTATGTCGACCCGGCCGACAGGTCGGCTCCGGTGGTCTTGTGTTCGACGAACCAAATCGAGCCGTCGATGCGCTTCCGCACGAGCTTGTCGAACTTGCCGGCGACGCGCAGCCGCTTCCGGCCTGGCACCATGGCCACGAATTCAACCTCGACGCCGATGACTTCCAATTCGTGCATCGTCGGCGCCCACCGCGCGTCGTAGGCGACCATCATCACGCTGGCCTTCGCGAATGCGGCATCGTCGACAGCCGGGGCCTTCGACCGGTAGTCGGCCATCGCCGACAGCGCCGACGACAGAGCCAGCCCTGAAAACGGCACCGTGTCTGCCGTCTCCGGCATGGCGGCGTCCTTGTATGTCGACCACCACGCGTCTAGCCCCGCGTGGAACAGGCTTCCGAAATCAGCATCCTCACGCTCGGTGAGCGCGCGATAGCCGAGGTTGTAAGTGTTCTGGTGATATCGCTGGCACAGGTTGAACGCGGCCAGCCTGGACTTCGTGATGACCTCGACCACCGCTACACCGCCCCCCTGCTGATGAACCTGCCAGCACGGTCCAGCGCCTCGGCGACGGTCCGCACGCCGCCGTCGATGGCTCTGATCTCGCCGTCGCGCCAAAGCTCAACCGTCCAGCAGCCGGATTCCTTGACGATGTGGATCGCGAGGGTCCCGCGGGCGGCCATCTCAAGCATCTCGCGCGCCGCCAGCAACTTGGATCGCGCCATGTTCGTGTCCGTCATGGCCGCTCTCCTGCCCGCACGGCTTCGTTCGCCTGGTCCATCACCCCACCGCGCCCGTAGACCTCAGACGGGTGGGCGTGCCAGTCCTCGCCGAGCTTGAGCTGGCGCCAGTGGTACAGCTCATGAGCGATTGACGTCCACGACAGAGCGCGGCCAGGCTGCCAGGCCACCGCGATGCCCTCCTCGGGGTTCGTATCGCCGTCGAGGCAGCCGCGCGACGTCCTGAACCCGATCCAGTCGTCGAGAAACATCGGGCAGGCTGGATCCAACTCGTCTCCGGTCACCCAACGCACGGTTGGCGGCGGCGTCTCGCCCATGCCGTACGAATCGACCCAGATGGACCGCGTCGCCTCGGCCTGGCCCGGGAGTTCGTAGACCTCGCCCGGCAGGCTCTCGTAGCATCCGGCGAGCGCACAGGCATGCAGCGCCAGCACAGACAGCCACTTCACGACCACACCGCCCTTCGGCACAGTGCCTCTACCGCCAGACACTCAACCTCCTCGGCGGTGAGCAGAAGAAGCGCGGTACGGTCGTCGACGCGAAGCCACGAGCCGATGAGGCGGACGTAGGAGCGCATTACCTGCTCCCCCTGAACGACTTTTCGATGGTGTCGAGCAGCGCGAGGCCGAGCGCGAGCACCACGATGGTGCCTACGATCATGTGCTTGTCCCACCAGTCGAACAGCGTCATCGGCACACCGCCGCGTCGTCGATCATCGCCCGCAGCGCGATGCCCGTGCAGAACTCGCATACCGACCGATCGTCCGGCAGCACGATCGAGGCGGTCACGCCCTGGCGGCACACGGCGCACGTCGCGGGCCGGGTCGACTTGATCAGCGTGACGTCCGGCGGGTCCTGACTGGAGCGGAAGGCAGATGCGGGAAGGTCGGCGAAGGCGGTCACCGCGCACCTCCGAATCGAGCCACCACCGTCACCTCGTCGGGGTCGACCTGTCTCGGCCGAACTTCGCCGTACGAACTCGCCACGCATGCAGCGATGCACGCCGACAGGCTCTCCGATGGCGAGGCAACCAGCGGCGCAAGGCGCGGCATGGCCGGGCGCTTCGGACCTGTGTCGTTCGCCGGTCTAGCGCGCTTCCCGGTCCCCTTGCACGCGGGGCACGAGTCGATCCCCTTCACGCCGTTCACCTCGACGGCAACCGCCCCAGTGCCGTCGCACGTGGAACACGTCTCCTCGGTCTCCATGGTCATCTCCTTCCACCGAATCGCCTTCACACGTCGGGATCCGAACCAAACGCTCGTCCGCTGCCAGGTCGTCACGCGCGCACCTCGGCGGTGACCTCGGCCTTCGCCTTCCTGTCCAGCTCGCGAATCAGCAGCCGCAGCACCCGGCCACGCTCAGGCCGCTCCGCGCCGCTCGCCTCGAGCCGCGCACGTACCCATTCGAGCGCGCGGAACTCGGTACATGGCATCGCGAAGTGGCGGGTGTCACCAAACTGCATCCACCAGCCACGACCGCCGCCTGGGCTGCGCTCGACGACCACGGATACCGTGCGGGTCACGCCCCACCCTCTTCCGCGGCTTTGCATGACGCACACAGGACGACCTCGTTGAACATCCCGCCGAGGACCTCGCCATCAGCGCCGCAGCTTTCGCAGCTGTCGCCGAGGGCCAGGCGGCAGGGGGCGCAGCGGTCGCCGGGGCAGCAGGTGGCGGAACCGCAGACCGACTCGACCGCTTCGTGGTTCATCGTTGCCATGTGTCTATTCATAGCGACCAATTAGACACACGTCAAACGCAAAGCGACTAGGTTAGACACGAAAAAATGCATCGCGTCTAGTCCGTGTCCTTGATGCCGTTCTTCCAGGCGTCCCGGGGAATGCCCCACGGATCTGCCTCGAAGAACTTCACCGCGTCTGCCGGGATGGCCCGGGCCGATTCGCTGCCTTTCGGCGCGTACCATGAACGGACAGTGGTCCGGGGGACGTTGCGCTTCAGGGCCTTTGTCACCTCGGCGGCCACATCGGGGATGGACTTCCCGAGAGCCTTTGCCCTGATGGGCAGCGGGTGGCGGCTCGTGAACTTCGGCCCCGACACTTTCGGTGTGTCCGTGCTTGACATCGTGTCTATTCTCATGTCATTGATAGACACGGTTGTCAATGGCCCCATCGCCCGAATCGCCTCGATCGTGTCGGCCGCGCCTCGAAGCTGCTTGGCTCGAGTCGTCAGTGCGGCGGCTTCTCGCTCGAACCTGTCGGCCAGGGCGCGGAGCTGGTTCGGCGTCATCGTCTCGGGCTGCTTCGGGTCGCTCACGGGCCAAACGTATCAGAGGGAGAGGTCGAGCATGAACGAGAATTCGATGTGGACGCTCTGCACGCTGCTGGTCGTCTCGATGTTCGTCGGGCTGGCCGTCGTCGGCAAGGGGTGCTGCGAGGCATCCGAGAAGACCATGCAGACGTGCCTGACGTCGGGTCGTCCGATCGCCGAGTGCGCGCTCATCGGCAGGGGGCGTCAGTGACCTTCGCCCGCATTCGCCCGCTGGAGCTCGCCGTCATCGTGTGCGGCGCGTGGGGACTGCTGGCCGGGCCGGTGAGCCTGGTCGTCTGGCTGATGGGAGGGAAGTGATGGACGCGCAGCGAGCCAAGTATCGAATTGTCACCGCCACTGACCCGGCGCTCTGGTGCGTCCGCCGCGTCTTCGGCGCCGCCGGTGGACCGGATGAGATTGCCCTGACGGCAGAGGGCATGGAGCGGGCGTTCTCGGTTGGCGCGCAAGTCCGCCGTGGCGCG